ATATCCCCCTGCGGAATAGGCACGCTGCTCATGATTCACGCGTTCCTTCTGGCGAGCAGGTCCAGGCGTAATCCCATGGACGGTACACGAGTCCGTCACCGTCGACCAGCTCAACGTGAGCGATGCCGGTGGTTTGGGAAGTACCCCCGGCCAACAACGCGCGCGTCTGCGCCGGCGTGAGGGTGAGTGTGATCTTGCCGATCGCGGTAGCAAGTACGAACTCCGGATCCGCCCCCGTGCTCACGCATTCGACGAGCACCGGGCCGGTAACCTGGCGCCGAAACTGCGTGCGGGCCGTGAACCCAGTCAGGGTCCGCGGCGGAAGGTACGCAAGCGTAGCGCTGTTCGCCACGTACGCGGCCTGGTCTCCAGTGTTGACCCCCACCAGAGTCAACGAATTGGCGTCGACATACTCAGCGATCCACGGAGCGCTCTCAGTGGTGTCGAGCGACATCCCGCGCGAGTTTGAAACCCACACAGGAACTTTGACGCCTTCAGGAATACCATGCGCAGTGACCCCCAGCACCGTGGGCCACGCGCGCGTTGCGCTCGCGATCGTCTTGAAAGTGTACGGAGACTGACACCACACTGCGGAGTCGACGAACGTCTGCCCCGCTGCAATGTCGATCTTCCGGACCGGAACCTTGGCCATCAGTAGCCTCCGTAGGAAATCGTGCGGAACTTGTGGTTCCGCAACTCGCGGTCACGCCGCGCCTGGGCGCAGTATGCCTCGAACTGAGCCCGGGCATTGTCGGAGATGACTCGGTTGTAGGTCTCCGCATCCGACTTGAGATGGGCCAGGTGCTTCATCCACAGCAACAGGTACTCGTGGTGGTCCTCGTCGATCTCGAGGTCGATACCCTTGCCAGTGATCGCCTCCAGCGGACGGCGATCGATGGTGAGCAGGACCGTCTCGTCCGCGACGGGGATGTAGACCCAGCGAGCCTTGTTCCGCTCCATCCCCAGCACCATGCCACGCAGCTCGCCGGTGGCGATGAGCGACGTCGGCGAGGTCAAGTTCATGATCCCGTAGTCGTCGTTCTGCAGGTGCCCGCCCTGGATGTCTTCGAGGTTGAGCAGCGTGACTTCAGCCCCGTCGCTCTGACGACGCGCGTGGCGCACCTTCAGGATCGAAGGGTGCAGATCCGAGAAGGCCTCGCCGGCGGTAACAGCCACCTGGGTGGCCGCGGATGTTGAATCCGCGATACCTCCTTCCAGCTTGCAGAACTGGATCTGCGCGGCATTCGCATACCGCGCCAGATCACTGTCAGACCAGAAATACGGCGCGACCTCGTCCCGCATATCGGACCGAAATGCGCTGAAGAGGTCGGTGCTGTTCATCAGCCTTCGCCTTCCGCCGCGGCGAGCATCTGCCGCTCACCGCGCATCTGCCACTCGTGCGCAATCTCACGCGCCGAGACCTTCCAGCCAGCGGCTTCGGACACCGCGGTCACCGTCGGGATGCCCGCGGCAGTGAAGTCGAAGCGGTCGTTGGTGCGCACGACGAGCTCGATGGCGCGCCGCACGGCGTCGACGCGCTCGATCGGATCCAGCGGCGCTTGGTTGGGGCGCACTTCGTCCTTGAGGACGTCCGGGTCAGCACCGTCCACGCGCGTGGCGCCGATGCCGATCGCCGCCTGGTACAGCACCGGGGGAACGTGGGTCGGTACGCCCTTGCGGAACTGGATCGAATGCCCCACGGTGGACGTCAGCGTGTAATTTCGGTTCAACACCAGCATGTTGTCGTTGGACATGGTCGTTCTCTCACGTTGATGGAAAGAAGGGGCCTTGCGGCCCCTTCTGATACTACGCTCCTTCCCCGCCTGCCTTACAGCAGGTTCTCAGTCTGCCGCCCCTTCTTCACGTACCACACCCGGACCGTGAGCTTGCCGGCCGTGGCCACAGCGACGGTCGGAGTGACCGTCAGACGGATGGCCTCGCCGGTGCTGACGAAGCCCGTCGGCACCAAGGCGGTGCGCCCAGCGGACACCTTGTCGGTGGTGCCGAGGTAGCGGTTGTCGGACGTGGCGTCGCCGACCTTGACGTTGTACGCGGTACAACCCGCGAACGCAGTCTCGGTGACCACCTCGCCGCCCTGGACGACCATACCGGCCGCCTGGGGGATGATGTCGAACACATGGGAGGCGACCGAAGCGAACGCGTCGTCGGCGCCGGAGGTATTCACCATCGTGTCGCCGATGGTGAAGGTGAACTCGGCAACCTGCATCGGCTGCGAGCCACGAACTGCCTTGAGTTCCATATCGGGCGCTCCTTACTGCGCGACGTAGACCGACAGGACACCGAAGTCCTGCACGGTGTTGCTGTCGTAGATGCTGTTGTACTTCGGCTTCAGGAAACCGACCATCTTGGCGATGGAGATGCCCTGCTGGTTGTCGTAGTCGAAGCCCTTCTCGACCCAGATCGGGTTGCCGATGTCCGCCATGCCGAGCGCCTGGGCGCCGCAGAACAGGATCTGGCAGCCGTCGATGGTGCCGAGGGCGCCCCACTTCGAACCGCTGGCCATACCAACGGTGTTCGGGACATGGCGGAACTCGTGGAACACGATGCCGTCGATCTCGACGCTGGAACCGGTGAACAGCGGGTTGGTCTCGCTGCGCTTCTGAGCCGAGCGCACATTCAGCATGTACGTCGGATCCAGCTTCAGCTTGGCCATCGCCTGCGGCGTCAGGAAGGCATGGAACACCTCGTCGCCGCCGGAGCCCTTCACGCCGCGGATGTAGCGATCCTTGGCTTCGGCCTTGAGCTGCACGAACAGTTCCCACATCGGGGTGTCATCGGCCGTGACCGTATTGGTGCCGCCGCCGGCGACCAGGGTCTTGGTCGTGCCGTTCCAGCGGAACGTGCGCCGGCTGGTCGGGGCCGACACATCGGCGGCGAACTCCAGGTGCGGGAAGTCCGAGCCCACACGCGTCGCACCGTTGGGGTACAGCGCATAGCTGCGGCCGGCGAGGGTCAGGAAAGCAAGCTGGTCGATGCGATCGGCCAGCCAGTACGCCAGCACGTCGCGCGAGTTCTCGCGGAAGCCCACGACCGACTTCTGGTCCGCCATGCGACCCTCATGCTTGTTGGCATGACGCATCTGGTCGTAACGGATGACCTGGTCGTAGGTCTTCAGCGCCTCCTCGTTGCCTTCCAGCTGACGATCACCGACGGTGCCGTCGCCTTCCAGATCCGCGAGCAGGGTCATGACGCAGCGCGTGCCCTTGTTGGTCTTCTTCAGCTCGGTGATGTGCTGAATGACCGAATTCGGGCCGGAGCCGAGGAACTTGTTGACGAACGACATGTTGCGCGCGTTCTTCCACAGATCGCGCGCCCACCAGGTCTTCTGCTCATCGGTGAGCAGGCTGAAATTGGTATTCACTGATGCCTCCTGGGCAATGTAGGGGTCGAATCTCTTACCCGTATGTCGCTCGGGCCTGCGAAATGCGACTTTTCAGGAGGTCGAGCTCCGTGCGCGCTGTCGTGGCGCACATACGATGCGTGCATCGTATGTGCGCCACGCGCCCGGTGTCAAGCGCCGTACAGCCCGCCGAGGGCGGACAAGGGCACCTTTGCGTCCTTGTTGGTTTCGTAGAAGTAGTCGTACGCTGCCCGCACGACCTTCACCATGTCGGAAACGCGCGGGTTCGCCGACAACGTACGACCGCCCGGAGTGCGGGAGTCATTGGCCACCGCGCACACCGGCTTGCCGTCGTGGAGAATCGGGGTATCCACGAACCCCTGGCTGGCCTCGCTCCACTCGCGAGTGACCGCAGGCCACCACTTGCGCCACAGGTGCTTGCCGTCCGCGCTCTTGCCCATGATGGCGAGCGTGAAGCGCGCGTTGCCGCAGTTGAACTCCTGCAGTTGCTGCTGCTCCGCAGACAGCGTGACGTAGTCCTCGGCATCCTGCACGTACCAGAATTCGGGCAGCAGCTCCGCAAAGCGCGCAGCGAACTGCTTCTTCGCGGACGTGTCCGCCCGAAGCTCGTCCCGGAATGCTTCCACCGCCCCGAGTCGGGTGTACCCGAGCGGCTGAACGTCGAACACCGCCGGGTACGACGGCGCCGCGGCGAGGGGCTCACCTTCCAACATGGCAAGTGCCTGCTTCAACAACGTGATTGCGGCTTGGGTGCTATTGGCCATGTAACGTCTCCTGCTTGGACCCCCGCCCGGTCTTGTGGCAATCACAAGGCTTGAGCGGGTCGAGGGTCGGATTCGACATAGGGATGGGGATCAGCTGAGATTCGACCGGCTTGGCGCGAAGGATCTCGTTGCGCAGCGCAGTCCACTGCGCGTTGCTCGGGCTGTCGACAAGCTCCGTGAAGCCCCGCAGGTAAAACAGCAGTTCGTTGGCGTTCATCGTTCACCCATCGGACCGAAGGCCTCAAACCCGGAGATCGAAGCCCGCTGGGGCGGCGGTTTGGATGTCGCCGTGGGGAGCCGCTCCCAGTCCGATGCCAGGATATCGTGCAGCGAGGGCATCCAGACGTACGCCACAGGGCGCTCGTTCCCAGTGGACCGGAACTGGAAATGCTCCTGCAACGGGTCGGCCATCGGGACGAAGAACACAGCGCGCTCGTCCTGAAAACACGCACGCCGCATCGGAATGCCGAGACGAAGCGCAATCAAAGCACTGGAGAAGTCCATGCGCTTACTCCAGGTCGTCGCCGCGGTGCTTGCGGATCGTCGCTTCGTCGAGCTCGGCGAACTGTTTCTGCGTGAGCTTCATCACGTCGACCCGTCCGCCGACACTGCCGCCCTTGTCGGAGTCCTTGCCCAGGTCAGTGAGGTTCGCCGGCTGCTTCTTGGCAGCCTCCGCGGCCTTGACCCGAGCCTGCTGCACGCGCGCTTCGGCCGTGGTAACAGCGGCAGGTTTCGCCGCCGGAGCAGATGCGGGTTTCGGGAGCACGTATCGAGCGGCCTTGTGCAGCGCTTCGATCGGCGACGTGCCGGCCTGGATGTAGACCTGCATCAGCTCGCCCATCTCGCGCTCGATGTTCGGATCGTAGTTCTCGGCGTCCGGGTTCATCTGCGGGTGCGCCGCCTCCATCTTGGCGAGCTCGGCGTCGTAGGTCAGCTTGGCGATGGTCGCTTCCTGGGCCTGATGCGCCTGGCGGGCAATCCGCTGCTCCATGTACGCATCGCGCTTGGCGTCGAGCTTGCTGCGGGCCGCCTGGGCCTCCGCCTTGCGCCCATCGAGGATGTGGTTCTCGTACTCATCCTGAAGGTCCTCGATCTCCTTCTTGAGCGTGGCCAGCTCGTCGGTCGTCGGCTTGGCAGCAGCCTGCATCCGTGCCTTGAGCTCCGCGAGTTCGGCCAGAGCAGCTTCGGCGCGCGCGTTGGCTTTCCCCACCATCTCGTCGACGCGAGCCTTGGGGATGCGAACATTCGCCTTCTTCCGCGCGGCCTCTTCCTCACGCTCGCGCTCAGCCTTCTCTTCCGGCGTTTCTTCGCCCTCTTCGTTCGCCGAAGTAGACGCCGGCGCGGTCTCCGCCGGCACCTCTCCGTCCTGCAACGCCGCGATCTTCGCAGCGTCCGCTTCAGCGGCCTTGTCCGCGATGACTTGGGCCTCGCCGTCCTTGAGCGACTGGATGTCTTCGCTCAACACGTCGCCGCGCAACACTGCATCGTCTTCATCACCAAAATTCACTGGGCTTCTCCGGCTGGGGGATTGGCAGGCTGATTCTGCGCCTGGGCTACTGCGGCGACGCGTTGAGTCATCGCCTTCTGACGCTCTGCTTCCGCTTTGATCTGCATTTCCTGCTGCAAGGCCTGCTTCTTGAGCTCCATCTCCATCAGCAGCTGGCGCTCCTTGTGTTCGAACTCCATCTGCAAGGCCTTGTCCTTGTGTGCGTACTCCAGCTGCAGCTTCTGGAGCTCGATGGCAGCTTCAGACCCAGGGTCCGCCGGATTGTTGGCCTCCGACTGAGCCTTGGCGGCCTGGGCCAGCTTGAGCTGTCCTTCGGCCTCCTCCTTGACGACGGCGGCCTCTTGAGCCCGGGCCTGCAGCGCCGCGGCAGCCTGCGCTTCAGGGCTGTCCTTGTTGCCTTCGAGGGCCGTGATGATATCAGCTTTGTTCTTGAGCCGACTGGACTGCAGGATGAAGGAATCCGGGATCTGAACCCCGACATCAGTGCGCAGGCGCACGGCCTGGTCGAACTGGCTATCTTCGAAGGTGTCACGATCCGACTGGCTCGTCACGACCACGGAGTACTCACCGAGCGTCAGGTCGTTGAGGATCTCGCCTTCCGGCGTCACCTCGTTGACCTTCATCGGCGCGACTTTGTTGGTCAAACGATCCTGCGTGACCATGATCAATCGCGGCTCAGTGTAGAACTCCTGGACGACGTCCAGGATGTTCCTGGCCAGGATGTGATCCGATCGAACCAGGTTGTCCATCGGCTTGGCCAGATTGGTCTGGCCGCTCTGCTTGTTGGCCAGCACGCTCTTCGCCGCAACGTCTTCGCGCGCAGAGCCCAGCTGGTAGTCCGACACACCAGAGATCGTCTTGATGTGCTCCTCGGCCTTGTAGCTGATCCGGTCCAAGCCGGTTGGCGTCTGGTTGGGCTGGATCTTCTCTGCCCCTTCCATGTCGTTGAGCTCCAGCACGAGACCGGTCTGCGCACCGCGCAGCTCCAGCTCGGCGATCGACATGTTCGTGAGCGCGCCCTTCTTGACCTTCCAACCGCTGTTCGCCGTGGTGTTGACGACGTGCAGCTCTTGAGAACTGACCTTGTTCAACAGTTCCTGCGGACCAATCAGGTTCTCCACCAGCCCGACCGTGCGCCCACTGACGAAGTACGGGAAATACGGCACCACCGTGAAGTGCTTGTACGGGCTCCAGTCATCGTGCAGGACGATGTTGTCCGCCACAACCGTCCAGCGCACGCGCTTGATGAGCTTCTTCATCGTGTTGAACGACGAATTCTCCGCCAGGAACTGCGAAATCTGGTCGCGGTCCCACGCAGACGGAATCGGGCGCATGTCGCCGGTCACCATATCGACGAAGTGCTCGACCTTGTCCAACTTGCGCCACTGACGCTCCAACACACGAATGTTGCGCGTCAACCCCGTGTCCGCATCGAGCGATTCCGGATACGGCAGCGCCAAGCGCCCGCCAAAACGATCCGGGTTCTCGTCAATCGAATCGAAGCCATACGGCAGGTGGCTGTTGCCGCGCGTCCGCAGCAGGTCCGCGTCGCGCTTCGAATAGGCCAGCTCGATGTCATCCGGCGACAGCCACTTGGTGACGATCACATCGCCCCAGGTGTCCGGGTCGTACTCCTCCGCGTCCTTGTCGATCAGGACGTTCTTCGGATTTAGGCGCTTGATCTGAACCTCACCGCGCATCGAGTCCGTGAAATCCAACCGCACGTCCGCGAAGCCACGCCCTGAGAGCACCCCATCCAGGAACCAGTCGCTCCGGGCCCATGGCAGGTGGTTGTTGTCGCTGATGTGCATGAACACCTTGGTGAGCGCATCGGCCACCTCGTTCGTGGCCCCCTCATTTCGAGGTCGGAACACCGTGTCCGTGCGGTTGTAGATCTGCTCGCCCAGCACATTGCTGATCGTGCTGATGATCTTGTTGATCGTGAGCGCAGGGCGCTTCACCGACTTCAGAAAGGCCAGGTCAACCCCGGTCCACTGCTTCCCAACGAAGAAATCAACGCACTGATCGGCCTTCTTGCAGAAGTCGTAGTGCCCATTGTCGCGGAGGTGCTGATAACGGGTCCAGACGTCGTTCGCGAGGGATGTGTTGACGGGCATTGAGCCGCTCCTAAGCAGTCATGTGGGAGCCGTCCATCGTTGGACGGTCAATCTGATCGCGCCATGATCGCATAGGCGCGGGCTGTTCCTGTGCTGGCGGTTCGGTCTTGTTGACCTGGATCGCCGCCCACGCCGCGGCGTCGACCACGTCATCGTTCGCACCACCGGGGAACCGCAACAACTCTGTGATGGCCTGGTTCACCCATCCATGGTACTTCGGATCAGGCCAGAACACCCGGCCCTGCTGCATGCGCCCCTGCAACGTGCGCGCACGCGCCAGCTTGTCGGTCAGCGGCTTCAGCACCTCGTACGCCGGCCACATGCGCCGTTCCGTCATGCGCAGCTCCAGCATCGGCTTCAATGCACGGAAGATCTGCCCGTCTTCCACCGCGATCTGGTAGTTCACTTCCGGCAGCCCCAAGAACCGATTCGCGACGTCCAACATCGCATCCACGATCTCCAAGCTGTCGCCTCTGAACCGCATCACGTCCAGCACGTACAGCGCATTGCTCTCGTCCTGCAGGAACGTGAACCCAACGGTCCAGTCGTTCTGCTGCTTCTCGCCGATCGCGAAGTCCCATGCGGTGATGATGTTCATCCCGAAGGTCCGCGGGGGCGTGATGTAGAACCGGAAGTCCTGCTTCCGGAAGTACACACCCTCATCCGGCATCGGGTTCTGCTGGTACAAGGCAGACCAGATCCGAGGCTGCATATTCGCCCGGATCCGCTTCAACGCATCGGTCGGATACCGCGCCTCGTGCAGGCAGGTATCAATCGGGCGCAGCAGCTCCAGATCAGGGGACTCGTCCAGGTCCAGCTCTTGCGCCGTGCGCACGATGGCCTGGGTCACACGATCGCGGTACTCCCACGCTTCACTCAGCGCCGGGTACTTGATCACTTCGAACTGGTCCGCGGAAGGATCCACCCGGGCCATGTTCTGCAAGCGCCCGGCCAGGTCGTCATCGTTCCACCACGTCTGGATCAACAGGATTCCGCCACCGGGAGCCAAGCGGGTGTACGCCGTGGACTGGTACCAATCCAGCAGCTTGTTGCGCACCTCGATGCTGTCCGCCTCCTCCTGGTTCTTGATCGGATCGTCAATGATCAGGATGTGTGCGCCCTTGCCCGTGATACCACCGCCCACGCCCGCCGCCGTGAACCCACCGCCCTTTGTCGTGTTCCACTTTTCGATGGACTGCGAGTCCGGGTTCAACTCCATCCCCGAGAAGATGCTCTGGTACACCGGATCGCGAGCCAACTCGCGCACTTTGCGCGAGAAGATCATCGGCAGCTCCATGTTGTAGCCGACGTTGATGATCTCGTGCTGCGGATGCTGCCCCAGGTGCCACGGTGGGAAGCGCACGCTGGCCAACTCAGAATTGTGCGTGACCGTCAGCCGCTCGCCAACCAGGTACAGCCCGTCCGGGCGGTCTACCTGAATGCAATGACCAACCTCGCCATTCGGACGTCGCTCGATCGACTTGACCCCAACCCGACGCTGCGGCGCCAACCGCTGAATCGCTTTTCGCTCCAAGATACAAGGAATGCGGATCGTCGGTTGAAACCCGACCGTGTACACCGTCTGGCGCCCCTGGATCCCGGACGTCGACAAGGCCGGGCCCTGAGAAGTGCCGTAGGCGCGGAACCCAAGCGAATTCACAAGCTCATAGACGTCCGTGGCGAGCGCCTGCGACACCGTCACCACCCGTACGCGCCCGGTGTGTTCTTCAACATGCCCGTCAGTGTCCACCAGCCCAGCAAGCAGCTCTAGCCGCTGCTCGATGCTCCCCAAGAGGTATGCCCTCGGAATGCGCTTCGGACCTCCAAGAAGCCCAAGCGCCTTGAGCTCCCGGCTCATTCGCCCAGGTACATTTGGGCGCGGCCCGCCGAAGTATGTCGTGGCGCACCCCGTCTCCCCATGTGTGCAGACCGCCGATACCTCATACCCACGGCGTGCGATCTCTTCGACAACCCCTTGGTCCGCTGGTGAGTGGGTGACGCACGGCTTTGTCGTGCTCCCGTCGCCGAGCCAGACACCGAGCGTGTAGGGGTCCATCGGAAGATCAGCGTGTGGAAACCACAGAGGAGCTGCAACAGGCAGCTGGAACTGGGCGCGCCCTCCGGAAAACAACTTCCGCTTGGCCATCGCCTCAGTACTCAGCACCGTCCACCGACCACGACTACGCTCGAAGACACGCCACTCATGGTTTTCATGGCATCGGAACACACTTCCGTCGGTCAGCTCAACAACCATGTCAGAAGTGGTCTTTTCGGACACCGCGAGTACCGTCGTGGGGCGCCCGTCAGGCCCGAAAACACGATCCCCAGGGCGCAGAGCCCCGTGGGGAATCCACCCACTAAGAGTTGGGACCGGCGTACTGTCCGCCATCTGCTTTCCATGGCGCGGCGGCATCAACAACATGAGCCGCGGGGACTTCTTCGCAGCCACATCGGCCGAGAACTTCTCCAGGCGGGAGCAGATGTCTGCGTGCACCCACCCCGCTTCGTAGCTCCCATGCGTCAGGGACACAAAATGAAGCAATCGGCGCCGCGCCAGGATGCGCCTGGCGAGGATCTTCTCCGCTTCACTCAGCGGTTTCTTGGTCATCAGAGGCCCTCTCGGTCTTTCGGAGCGTGGTGGAGACCTCTTCGAACTCAGCGTCGATCGCGTCAGGGCCTTCCTGCACCAACTGCAGCAGCTCTTCGTCGCGGAGGCCCTCCAAACGGGCCAAAGTGCGCTGCCCAGCGACCGAAATCGTGAGTTCAGCGCGCGTCGGCTCGTAGAACCCGCACATCTTACCGATTTCACGCCAGCCGCTGATCATCACGAGCGGCTCTGCCTGCGTTCGGGCCATGTCGATGGCCTCCAGGAAGCCGTCGATCACGCGCTTTTTCGTCATTCCAGACGTCTGCGCGACGATGGCCTTCCGATCCGCGATCGCAGCGGCCACGTTCGGCTTCTTCGCGAGTAGACACCCTCGCGCGCTCGGATTTTTGAGGTGCGGGAAGGCCACTCGGCACGCTGCCTTGTCCGACATCCCATCTTCAGCGACGCACTTCACGAAGAGCGCTTCGGCTTCGGTCAATCGGCGGTTTGGATCGACCCGGGCGAGCCGTTCTTTATCGTGATTCGAGCTGCGCCCTGCGGTCACCAACCCGTTTTTCAGGGGTTTTGCCATAGGAATCGAAGTGATATCAGTTTCGTGGGCGGATTTTCTCAGAATTTTTTCCGGATTGATAGGGAACGAGGGCGGGGGTACTTCGGGTTTTGAGTTTTGGAACTCAGAACGAAGAAACGAAGGACTCGGAACGAAGAAACGAGGGGGCGAAGTTCGCAGAAATTTGGTGATTGTGCTTGCGAGGTACCCTCCCCCGCCCTGCGCTCGATGCACCCCCCACTTCGGATTCGGTTTCCTCGTTCCTCGTCACCGAACCCTCAGTGGGGGACAGCGTGCATCAACGCTACAGGCGAGAGGTCAAAAACTACAACCAATGCACTCGCTCAGCGCTCGCAGATCACAAGTAGTCGCTCACGCTCCCAGGGCACAAGCTCCCACATACGGGGGAGGGTACTCATCCGTCAGTCCAGAGCTCGCACGTACATGTACATATGTACATCGAGACAAAGAGCTCGCACGTACATGTACATATGTACATCGAGACAGAGAACAGCGCAGCCGCTGAAGCGTCTGCTGCTCTCGCTGCTGGTAGTTCACAGGAGTAGGAGGTGTGTGTGATGCGTCTCGAGACTGAGCCTTGCACCCGTTGCGGTGGAACAGGCCATCACTCGTTCTGCCAGATGTACGGCACCACATGTTTCAAGTGCTGGGGCTCCGGACTCCAGCTGACGAAGCGGGGCTACAAGCAGAAGCAAGTCGAACAGAAGTTCCGCGAGAGACTGGCGAAGGACTTCAAAGTCGGCGATGTGATGCAGTACGAGATCGTTCACCCCCAATCGAACTCGATGTCGGTTGGGTTCCAGCGAATCACTGAGATCAAGAACGATCCGTTCAACCCAGGATTGCTGGTCCTCGTAGGGGAGAAACTGTCGTACCACGTCGCACCGGAAGGAGTGGTTACCCGCGGCCTGACGAAGGAAGAGAAGGTCGTACTGCGTGGGTTGCTGGACGAAGTCATCTGAAAAGCGGGCCGGCTAAAGCCGGCCTTGCTCTCGCTGCTTGTAGTTCAGTGGAGTAGGAGGTGGGTGATGAGCGTGCGTGTAGGTAGAACGTGGATGAAGGGCGCGGTGTACATCGGCAGGCCCAGTGTGCTCGGTAATCCGTTCGTACTGAAGAGCGAAAGCGATCGAAGCGCCGTGCTTGTTCGATACAAGGAGTGGTTCGATCGAATGCTAGAACGGAAACCTCCGCTCTTCATGCGAGCACTTGAGGAGCTGGAAGAAAAAGCGCGTGCAGGCAACCTCGTGCTTGGATGTTTCTGCGCACCTCGTGCCTGCCATGGCGATGTGATCAAGAACTACCTAGACCGCAAGATCGCAGACGGTTGAACAGCTCGCCCGCTAAAGCGGGCGTGGCTCACTCCGTTCTTGTCCCATCGACTTTAAGGAGTACCGTACCATGAACGCCCCCCTCGACTTGATCACCGCGATCAAGAACGTCCTCGACAACTACACCCGCTACGCCATTGCGTTCGACGAACTGCGCTACGCCCGTAAGCTCTTGTCAGAGGTCTGCTTTGTCGCAGACCGCCCGCTCTGCGAAGCGGCGGTCCACAAGGCGGAAGAAAAGCTGGCATCCACGCGGGCTTCGTTCTCCGAAACGGAGTTCGAGGAATTCGACTTCTAAGCCCGTACAACCGATCTCAACGACTTCGACTTCTGAAGGAGAACGACATGCTCAACATCCCGGATTTCGGTGATGACGTTGAATCGTTCGAGGACTTCTGGAGCTCTGTCCCTGACCTCATCGAACTTGAAATCGAGTAATCGCCCGCTGTGCCTTGGCTCTCGTCAGGGCACATCGAGGGATGCACTCTCGCTCCCAACTCTCGGAGATTCACATGGCTACTCGTACTCGCACTCGCCGTACCAAGACTGAAGCCGCACCCGCCGCGCCCGTTGCACCGCTGTCCCGTTTCGAACGGTTCCTGCAATCGGACACCGGTCGCAAGCTCTCGCGCCCCATGACTGAAAGCGAGAAACGCACCGCCGTCAGTGCTGGCTTGACTGCGGGCGCAACCGCGCTCACCGGTCCGGTCGCTGGTCCTCTCATCGCCGTGGCCGCAACCACGGTGGATACCAACGCCACCAAGGACAACTGGAACGGAGTTGTCGGCACCAGCGCTGCAGCACTCGCTGGTGCAGTCGCTGGTGCTAGCGCCATCGCTGCTGCCGGTATCGGTCTTCTCACCACAGCCAGCGGCATGATCTTCAACCGACTCAACTCCAAGGAGTGAACGATGAACATCACGCATCTCGACATCGCTCCTGTTATCTACGGGATCGCAGTATTCCTTGGTTTGTACATCACTGTGTGGAAACTGTCGCACGGTAAGTGGTTGAGCACTGCCTGCGACATCGCAGTGTTCTACATCGTGTTCTCGATGCACAACCACTCCACCACCGGTGGTTTGGTCGCTGCCATCGCCGCTGCCCTGGCTGGGCTCTTCTTCCCCAGGCTCATCAAAAGAGCCCTCTCTCGGAGGTAACGCAACATGGACACTCTGTTCCTCACCATCCTCGCCATCATCGCCATGTGCAGCGTGATTGCATTCCTCGGCATCATCGAATGGGTGCTCATGCGCATCACACGCACACACCTCTACACGATCACCAGCCTGACCTCCACGCTCGGACTCACCTGGATGTTCGGGTACGCCCTATGGACCACGTTCGGTTGGTGGTCCCTCGCAATCCTCATCTACTCATCCATCCACGGGATTCTCAATGGATGGATCCTCATCAACGGAGTTCCGAAGAACTGGGACTCCCCAATCTACAGAGAAGAAAACGGGAGGACGTATGGTCCTCGTATTCGTTGACATCGAAGTAGTCCAGATCCTCGCTGACAAGACATCGTCAGCGAAGAGTCCTGAAGAACTACTCATCGAATTGGAGGATGCGCTGCAAGATGGGCGTATCTCCAAAGCCGAAGTCCGCGCGATCCTTCGAGGTTCAGCATGATCCGCTGTCCTGAAGACTGCGATGTTCACTCCCTCGTAATCCGTGCACGCACAAGCGCACACGGACTCGAACTCCTGATGCGCAACATCTCGATCACCGAACGCGACGCTCGCGCAGTGATTGAATGCCGCGCAGACATCCATCAACTCGAATCCAACGCCAGCTATATCTGGCTCGAACCAAAGTGAGGTGGTACATGTTCAGACCGTGAAGTAACGCGCACACAACCAAGCCTTCAGACCTTCAAGCCAAAGGTCGCCGGACGCTGTAACCGGCACACCGAATCTAAGCGAACAGGACACTTCGAAATGACCGAAACCCTCAGCCTCAAGAACCGCAAGCCCTCCACCCCCAAGACCAAGACCGACTGGCGAACCGCATTGTTCGAGATCATCAAGCTCATGATGTCGAAGACCGCGCAGATCTACATCGACCGCGCCATCGATGCGATGAGCATCGTCTACCCGCGCAACCCCAACTACATCCCTGAGGACGAGAAGGCCGCCGAACGCATGGCTCGCCGCGAAGCCAACATGGCCCGCATCGCCGAGTACTGCGAACAAGCGCAGAAGATGGAGGGCAAGCCGCAGGAGCTCGCCACCAAGATCGCCGTCGCGATGACCAACAGGAAGCAACTCGACCTGCTGGCGATGTTCCTCGAACAGCTCACACGGCGATGCGCAACATCCGCGTATTTCGAGTACTCGCGATACAACCGCGGTACGGCCTACAACGAAGACGTGGCCATCGCCAACCTCGAACGCCTCAACGAGTGCCACGCCCTAAACGGCGACGATGGATTCGCCGCGTTGGACAACGTGCCCGGTGATCTCGGTGAAGATGTCGCACCGGGCGAGGACCGCAGCCGCGACGCTCCTGCGGCAACCGACCAGATCCCCATCGCTGCCAAGGACGCAGAAGATGCGGAAGCAGCCGCCTATGAAGTGCAGAACTGGTGCACCGCCTACCACCGTCTGCTCACCAACAACAGCGGACAGAACGGACAGAACGTGCACACCGTTCCGTTCGCCATCGAGCGCCTCGACGACGGCAGCTACCGGAACTACACGGACTTCGAAGCTTTCGTGGCCTACAAGGAAGAAGCCTACCGCGCGAAGCTCGAAGAATCCCGCCTGACCGGGCTCAACAACGCACTCGAAGTCAACCGTCAGCTCATGGAAGCTGCCGGGCATGACGGTTTCAACGTGTCTGCGTAACAGCACTCCCTGGCGTCCTGGATTTCATCCAGGACGCCAGGGAGCTAAGAGCAAAAGCTACAGCCAGGCATGGGCTTGCTAAGGGCCATGCAGGGTGAAGGAGTTGGGCAAAAAAGATCATCGAGCAGTTGGACGCGCGCTAAGTACCAAGGCCTGGGCCAGGGCGTCTCGAACGAACTCACTCATCGAGACGCCCTGCTTCTCCGCAGCAACCTTCATGTCCTCATGCATCTTCGCAGGCACACTAATTAACACACGATTCGAGGCCACATTGCCCGGATACAAGGCCGTCCAGGATCGTTTCTTGCTCATTTCACATTCCTCTTGACAAAGTTCAAAACCCGTGGGCCAAAGTGGCCTAGCACTAGCAATCCTTCTCACCTTTCACTACAGAACACACATATATGGCCCCCTCGGCCTAAAAGTATGTTGTTTTGCTGGAGAAGAAAAGGTTACTGCTAGGATTGCTAGATTGCTAGGAAATTATAAAAAACAAGTACTTACGTCTAGCATTCCTAGCAAAATAAACGATTCCTAGCATTCTGTTTTCGTCATACTGACCGATTGGTCGGCTGTGTTCATCTGGGGTTCATTGTAAATTACTGCGATACATTGTAACGCAGCAATTTACATTATTTCTTTTGCTAGTAAACCGTTGAGCTCACGAGCATGATATCACCCCCTTCCACCGACCAAGAAGCCTTCCAATGGACATCGCGTTCCTAGCAGCTGCGAAACCAATCGTCAAGCGCTACGAACTCAACGAACAAGGCGACCTGATCAAGCACAGCTACCCGCATGTGGCCAACTTCACAAGCCACACGCACTCCACAACTCTCGCGCAGTTCGCCGGCCTTCTGTCCTCGCACGCCGCCAAAGGGCACTGCCTTCTCAAAGGCAAGCTCAATCGTGAACTCGCTGATGAGTCTCGTGCCGGATCCACAGATCCCGACGAACATACCGATTGGATCTGCTTGGACCTGGACGGCGTTGAAGGTTTCACCGACCTCAATGCGTTCCTGACCGGCATCAACTGCGATGCGATCGACTACGTGGTGCAGTGGTCCTCGAGCATGGGCTTGCAAGGGCACACCGGTCTGCGAGCCCATGTCTTCATGGAGCTCGACAAAGCCCACCACCCCAAACTTCTGAAGCAGTGGCTCACTGGGCTCAACCTCAACACCCCTGTGCTTCGCTCGCAAACCGAGCTGACCAAAACCGGCAACAGCTTGTATTGGCCGCTTGACATCACGACTTGTCAGAACGACAAGCTGTTGTACATCGCCACACCGAAGTTCGGGCGTGGTATCAAAGATCCGTTCGCCAAGAAAGCTCGCATCGAGTTCGTCAAGCGCAGCAAGCGCACACTGAACATCCCTTACCCGGTACCGTCACGCGAAGCGCTCATCGAACTGACCGACGCGCGTGTGAACGAGCTACGCGTCGCAGCCAATCTGCCCAAGCGACGCCGATCTTCGTTCAAGTACGACGGTCCGATCGAGTACATGTGCAAGCCAAACACTGCTCAGATCACAGGGATCAAGACAGAGCGCGGATTCACCTATCTCAACTTGAACGGAGGCGACTCCTGGGGGTACTACCACCCTGAGGACGACGCCACCTTCATCTTCAACTTCAAGGGCGAACCCACCTACAAGACTGAAGAGCTGCTCCCAGACTATTGGGCCAAGCCCTCTACTCCGCGTGCTTCTCAGTTGGCCAACACACCAACAGCGCAAGGCACCGTGTACCTGGCATTGCGTGACTTCAGGACCAGCCAGTACTACAACGGGTTCTTCGACCAAAGCACCAACAAGCTGACACTCAGTCGCGCAACCAGCGAGACTCAGTTGCGGCACTTCCTGAAACAGTACAACCAGAACCTGGGTGAGTTCGTTCCAGACTGGGATCTGATCTGGGACCCCAAGAATCCGGTGATCGTGGATCTCCCCAATCAGAAGATCAACACCTACGAACCCAGTACCTACATCCAGAATGCCAAGCCCTCAGCCAAGGCCACTCTGCCTCCGTTGATCAAGCGGATTGTGGAACACGCTCT